TTTTATGAGATGGATATGTTCATCAAAATCATGGTATATCATGCCAGCGGGGCGGTCATACTGCCCTTGATACATCATGCGGAATTTCCATGGTGGAAGCGTTCTGCGTGCCCGCTCATATTCAGGACGCGGGAAAGCAGGGTTCGTTATCGAATCAAACTGAATAACGTAAAAATCAGGATCGCCTGCTTCCCACCGGTCATAAATCTCATGTTTCATCCAGCCGAGGTTGTAGAGGGTTGTGGTTCCGAGAATACGACCCTGTGATAGTGATAGCCTTCTAAGAACCGCCTCCCATGCCGCTAATGAAAATTCATCCAGGCCACATTCATCGAGCCATGCCGCTTTTGCGGTTGCAGATTCCAAACCACCCGCACCTTCTTTGCCTTTCTTCGCACCCGCAGCGGCGCTTCGTAGTATTATTCTCGCCCACATAGAGTCACTTGCCTGTTCTGCATCGAATTGCCCTGTTTTCGGGTTTTTCAATTCTATCACACGATCTGACGGGTGATATCTTCCAACGTTAAGAACCTGTTCAAATACATACCGCATCTCAGGCAGCATTTTGAGTTTAAATAAGTCGTAATTCGCCGTTACTGCAAGGTAATCCCCGGAGCCCGCACCTTTGTAACCGTTGCCGTCACCGTAGACTTCACGCCATAGCCACCACGGTCCAAAGGACGTTTTTCCACTCTGTGTGCCTGCGAGGATGAACACGAACCTCGCTCTGCTGTCCCATGCGTTCAATTGTCCATGATGGAAATTCAATGTGAGTTTCTCAGATCCAACATTTACTAACGGTCTCATTTCTTTAATTATTGTTCACATTAATCTTCTCTATTCTGCTCTCTGATTTCGATTACTTTTATTCCAAGCTCGCCTTTGTGCTGTATCGCCTCGCTTACCTCTCCACGTGCGATCCGCTCAATCTTAGTCCCCGTTTCTAAAAGTCTGCGGCTCTCTTCTAAAGAAAATGACGCTTTCCCTTTATCTTCAATTCCTGACAAGACGAGAACATTCGACATGCCGACTTTTGCCATTGTTTCACCGTATGTTGCCTGACGTTTGTTCATCTGTTTTATAGATTCCCGCTGTTCTAACTGCCATGCTCTATTCTGTTCTGCGTCCCATGCTTCGCAGCGTGCCACCCAACTATTAGCAGAAGACCAACGCCAAAACTGTTTTAATTTTGCTGACGTTTTACTGACCTTATCCAGCCGGTAAAATATTTCTGTGGCTCTAGGCAAAGAGCGGATAGGACCCATATTCCGGTAAGTCAAGAATGCGTTATAAGCTCTATTCGTTTCGCCTTCCTGCCTATCCCATGGCTTTTTCTCTTCTGACATATGTTATTTTAGTCGTTTATATCTCGCGTACTGGAGTCCCAATCCTTAAACAAAGCTTAAAAAATCCTTCCTTATATGAGCTATATGTGCCTTAGACATATAATTTTTTTGCCAGATATGATTATATTCTGTACTCCATAAACGTAGCTTAGACGTGAAAATCGTCCTGAGACTCGGCTTAAAATCGGCGTATAGCCCGATGGAGGATGCTCGTATCGGGTTTTTTTCTACATTATTCTTCAAAATTTGCTTATATCCCATAAATTTACGTATGATGCCAAAATCCAAAACCAATGATAGATTATTCCTAAGATACTTTTTTTCGCTTATATCGAATGTATGAGCTCCAGCTCCTGAACAGAGCTCGAAAAATCCTTGCTTAGATGTGAAATATGATAGCGTAGACGTAAAAAAATTTTGCCAGATGTAATTATATTCTGGACTTCCTAAACGTTGCTTAGACGTGAAAATCGGCTTGAGACTCCTCTTAAAATCGTTGTATAGCGCACTGGAGAAGGCTCGTTTTATGCTATTTTTAACACTTGTTGGTATTACTGAGTGTTGTATTTTGGCAATTGCATGTATCATCTTCCCCGTTCACCTCCTCATTTGCATAATAATCCAGCACAATATCACACATCTTAGATAGAATCATGCCTACACTTCGTATGTCTTCATGCTCTCGTGTTGTCGTAAGAGTTTCTCGGAATTTATCAAAATAGGTTAGTTCCGATATGGCTATGAGTTCTGAGTCAGGGTCTATGACAGAAATCACATCCTCGAACTTCTCTAATTGATGTGGTAAGAATAGAAAGGTTGCCATTCTAAAGTTTATGTCCGTTTCAATGTCTCCAATATCAATAAGCGTGGTATCCAACTGCGTTCTCAACGCATCTTCATCCACAAATGCTTCCAGCCTCGCCTCCGCTGAGTTTATGCTGTTATATAGTTCTGCCAGTAGTTCGGGATCGTCAAAGCCGGAGATAGTATTATGTGCAAGCTGCTTCCCTTTTATCTCGTCTCTGCTCAAGCCCGAGGTATCTAACAATATGAATATCTCCGCTAACTCTGCAGCCCGTGCCGCTCTGATCCTGTGATGGCCCGAAACTATTTCAATCCCTTTCTCTGTTTGCACACAGTAAGGGATCGATTCCAACATGCCCCGATTGCCGATATTTTTAATGAGTTGGCGCATGGCATCATTTGGCAGGATGCGGGGGTTTATGTCTTGCTCCCGCAGGTCATCCACATGTACTTGCTTTATGACCATCCCGTTGCCGAGGTCTAACTCTTTTCTTCTTTCGTTTTTGCTTTCCATAATTTCGTTCTTCATTTAACCACTCTAACAAGCAATCCATAAAAGATTTAGGTTTAAAGGGTGTTTTACATCTCAACCGATACAACCCGTTGTTTTTAAGTAATGTGGAGTCGTATATTTCGAGAATGCCTTTATCCTCACGTGCTTCGGGATATTTGCTGAGTGTCGTAGATGTTATGAACCGTTTTGGGAATAATTCGTTCTTCGGCGTTATTGCATGTAAAAAGTCGTTACACGTTATGACTCGCATAGCCAGTCGCCCAAGATGCCTGTATTTGCGGTTCGGTGCCACGAGTCCAAAGATTTCTGTTGCGGTGAAGTCGGGACCGTTACCACCTCTGAAATACATGAGCCCACGCACCGAAAAGATTTTCTGGTCAACCAATAGCAATACGTTAACCTCTGCCTGTGAGACGCCCAACCGATGCACAAACAAATCCCTATAATACATCGCCTGCTCGTGAGTTATATGCGCAACACTTATTTCACTCTCTTCGGTTATCTCATCCTTGTCGGTCAGAATAGGATAAGGGGCTCGTTGCGGTTTATCTGCGTTTGGTCTTTTCGCCTGGATTAGATTAAGGTCTTTATTCACATACAAATATTCCGCCTCTGCTTTATGGTCTTGATGTGCAAAGAACGAATACCAATCTTTAACAATTTCATCCTCCCTATTCTTCTCCCTTAGATAGACCACCACTGTTGCTTTCGTTTGCCTTATTTTCTCCATCAGCGGTGCAAAATCATTTTTCGGGTCGAACTGAGGGATATTAGGTTCTTGCCATTGAATCGTATCAGAATCGAACATGCTTACGTAATCTCTGCTGGAGAATACCGGCGGGTCGAGGAAGATAAACGCATCCCGGTCTTTCCATTCGTCTATCATCACACGCATATCTTTTATCTCGTATCGGATACCATTTAACCGCTCCTTCAATGCTTCTAAATCGTTTGTGAGTTTATCTACATGCCGTTCCTTATTCCGTTTCAAATCTTCCAAGACTTCAGTGAGATAGTAGTTACTCGGTTTTATGCTACCGAGCTTCAGGTAAAATAAGGTTTCTGCAACACCGCTAATATCCGGCGTTATCTTCTCGCCTTGTATCGTTACCCCTAAATCGGCTATATCTTTATTGCCGAGATAGTAACCAATCAGAGAAGAGAAGAGGGATATGTCGCCGGTTATTATCTGTTGTGGACTGAGCCCCGCACCTACAAACGTATCGGCAAGTGCAAACCGCCCCGTGCAGGGTATCACATACGCTTCGTAATCGGTCTCCCGTATAATCTGCCCCGTTATGTTTCTGACTTCCTGTTTCGGTATTCCAAAAAATAGAGCGTTCAATGCCTGATACATTTCATGTCAATCATAGGGAGAGGAGTCGAACCTCTATCTTCCTACTGGGTTGTAGGATGTGATAACATTACACCACCCTATGGCTTGATTTAACGAACTTTTATATTACCCGTATGTTTTTGGTTATGTTTATTATTTTATTCGCTTATATAGGTTATATAGGGCTGTTGTTATGGATATAGATATACGGAAGGAAAAACGGCGAAAAAAAATTAGATAAGCGATGCTTGCGTGAACCCCTGTTTCTTTTTATTCACTACAAGATGCGTTACTTCTAATCCCCCCTTTTCCAGTTCTGGGGTTATCTTGTAATAGCGGTGGCATTTCGTATAGTCGGTTTCGGAGCACATGATCACTACGATGCCCTCTTTGCTCTTTTCGATAAGTTCGTTCACGCCCTTCATAAAGAAGTCCTGCGGTATTTCACCGAAACCACCTAATAATTTACCACGCCAGAGATATTCGATATGCTCGTGCCGGCATACCTTCTCTAACATTTGGAGGTTATATGCGGGTGCTCGTTTTGAATATGGGCTGCTCCTGACATCCACCAGAATATCTATCCGGTTATTTTTCAGCATATCCATGAATTGCTTTATGCCTGTCCTTCCGTGTCCGATAGTGTATATAATTAGAGGCAAAGAATCACCTCCTTCTGGAGTTCGGTTATTGCATGCCTGATGTCGCCTTCGGATTCATCCGCTATTTGTTTTAGTTTTCTGTCGCTCATATCACAATGTTCTGCAGCGCATATCTGTTTTAATCGTTTAACTATATCTTTTTGCTGAGGGGCTTTGAATTCAAAGGTCATCATTCTTCTCTGGATAGGTGTTTTGAGTTCCTTAATATTGTTCGCTGTAAAGATGAATATGGTTCTGTTGTGCTGTTCCAGCGGTTTCCGTATGGCTTCTTGAGTCGAGGGACACAATCCATCGGCTTCGTCTATCAATATTATTTTTGGCTTGTCTGCG